AAAAAGTCATATTGAAGTTTCTTTGGGAGGAAATGATAGCGATTCATTTCATTCGCAAACAGAACGCAATCAAGATGACCTGATAGACAACGATTGATAATATAAGGAGCATATTCTTTTTCAAGCGATGGATCTTCGTCAATCAGATGTTGTTTCGTTTGATTAATCGAGTTTAACCAGTCCTTCAATTCCATAATTAAAAAGCAAGAGTTCTTTACGTTGTTTTTGCTCACGCATATATTCACCCACAGAACGCATCGTATAAGTTAGATCAAATTCAGCAGCGTTCCAGTTCTTAAACCTATCCTTTACAAGTTGATCAGAATTATAACTAATCAACTGATCCATATCGTTAGCATCGCAATCAGCAGCAAACTTATCGTGATCAAATCTTTTGTGCATTGATCCCTTATTCCCGTAGAGATTATCCTTAATGTCATAAGGAGGATCGAGATACATAAAAGCACCTTTATTTCCATCCATCAGATAATCATAGGAATAGTTAGTTATACGCCAATGCTGAATTAATTTAGAATACGCAGGCAGTTTTTCGATACCCCGCAAACTGAAATTGGAGTTGGATGCTTGTTGAGAAAATGATGAACTCTCCGTGAGACCACTGAAACTGCACTTATTGACAATATAGAAAGCCACAGCACGGTCAATGCTAGGCAAACTTTGGTCATTGATTTGCTCCTTTGCTTTAAGGAAAAGTTCTCTTGCTAACTCTGGAGTATTGTTTGCTGTCTTAAGACTTACCAGTTTATCTTTAAGATCAATTCCAAAGATCTGGAGTTGTTGCCAGAAGTTTACAAGAGGTTCATACAAATCATTCACCCAAATATCTAGGTTGGGATACTTTTTTGTGATATAAATTGCAACACTTCCACCACCAAGAAATGGTTCACGGAACTCATCATAATTGCGAAGGTCTGGAAAGTAAGGTCCCATCTTTTCACAAGCACGGGACTTACCACCAGGATAACGTAATGGAGTTTTAAGAGATTTCATACTAATTCCTCAATTAATTCATAAAGTTTAGTAGAAAAATCTTGTTTTTCTACTGGAATAACATCCTTTGCCAAAAAAGTAATATCACTATAATCAACTCTAAAAGAAACTGTTGCATCTTTTATAACAGTATGCTTCATACAAGCATCCCAACTACAAATTCCAACAGTATAGTTTTTAGTATCCCAAAGAAGCATATAATCAAATGTTTTCTCAGGAAGACCCAAGTTTTTACCTTGAAAGTTTTTTAATGTAATTTCTTTAGTATATGAAACGGTTTTTTGAAATAAACCATCCATCCCCTTTGACTCATAATAAAGATCATCAATGAGACCATAAAAATCTCTACCATTTTCTTGATCACCAACATATTTTAATTGACTGCCACTATATTTGGCAATAGCAATTTCTTGAACTTCTGCTCTCAAAGGACGAGTTTGATTCCTTTTTAGTCCATCTGTAGATTTAATTACACCAAAAATGGAAGCAAAGTCAAATAACTTTGGATTGATCATAATCAATAGGATGATACTTCAAATACTCTCTAAAAGTGAGTTTCATTTCTTTCTGCGTCATGCCACAATGCTTTGCGGCAGCAGGAACAGTCATTTTAGCACGAAAGAGACCTTCATTTGCTTCTTTCACATTTTCAGGAGTTGTCTTTACAGGGACCTCATAAAGAGATGCCTTATTAATTTTGAGCAGACCCATTTACACACCTCACAACAATTTGAGTATCTCTAGTTGCTTCTGCCATCTCACGATATCCAGTCCCAACATAAATTTGACCGCCAACTACAGCAACAGCACAGGCACCCCAAAAAATATAATACCACTTGGACTTGACTTGATGTTGCTTTTTCAGTTCATCAAGCTCTTCGTGAATATCTTGATGATGAAATCTCAATGGTTTTTGTATTAGTGCTTTGAGTTTTTTATTTTTCATTTAAATTCACACTCCACCATAAGTTCAGTCAAGCAAGCAAGCATATTTATTTCTTGGTCTGCTACAAACGCACTCTGATACTGATACTTAGCAAGCACAAGCACAGCAGCAGGAATACTATTGTTTTCAAGGGCGCTATAAAGAGCATCGTAAATACGGCGCAACAATACAGTAGTATCATTGTCCATATTAGCCACCACCCACTTCCGAACTTCAGGGAAGTTCTTTTCTTTAAGGTTTTGAAGGAGATCATTTACAGCGATGTCCGAGAAAGCAGCAAGAATTCCTGAGTCAATTTTGCCCCCCACACTGTACCGTTGACACTCGTTGAGGACTCGTCGCCAATCGGGGAAGTGCTTATTGATAAGTTCCGCAAGTACTCTTTGATCGAATTCGACGCCCTCCGCATCCAAGATGTTTTGTAAACGCTTGAAGAAGGATCCTGCCAGTGCGGTTTTTTCTTTTCCTTTGATGGAGAAGTCAATGACGGCACATCGGGAGTGGAGGGGTTCAATGATTTTGTTCTTGTAGTTACAGGTGAAGATAAAGCGGCAGTTACCAGCAAACTCCTCAATAAACGCCCGTAGGAGGAGTTGTACGTCGTTCCCTGTGTTATCTGCTTCATCAATGATGACGACTTTGTGTTTAGCATCTGACGAAAGTGATACGGTCGAAGCGAAGTTTTTCGCATTGTTTCGGACAGTATCGAGGAATCTACCTTCGTCGGATCCATTGATGACATAAACATCTACCCCAAGTTCATTACAGAGTGCCTTAGCAACCGTGGTCTTTCCAATACCAGGAGGACCAGCAAGAAGCATATTTGGAATCTCACCTTTATTTAGAAAGTCCTGAAAAGTCTTCTTGGTGCTTTCAGGAAGAATACAATCTCCAATTGTCTTTGGAGCATACTTTGCTACCCACAAAAAATCACTCTTCATAATTTAGATCCATTTTGGTTTTTTCAATTCACAGGTGGGGACAATTTCCCACCATTCATTCCCATCAAAAATATACAACTTGTGTGTATCTTTGTCAAGAAAAATGTCGCCTTTATTGTATTTCATACCCATTCGGGTTTACGTTCTGGCATACGAAGATAGTTACTCGCAACCCAAGGTTTGGAAGCAATATACATTTTGTATGCAGTGAATGTATCAATGCTTTCATCAAGTTTATACTCGTCTGGCATTGCACGAGCAAATGGTGTTACATCAGTAATCTTCCCCTTTGGAAAAAGATAGTACGCCTGAAGAAGAGTATTATAACATGAATGAATTTTACCATAACGAACTGCATACTCATCACAGAGATTCATTCCATGCTTAATCAACCAATAGGCATTGTGGATACTATCCATTGCCCACCTGGTACAGGGATGATTACGAAACGCACCCTTTTCAGTTCTGTAGGGAGTGTTATCAGTCTTGTACAAAGGACCATAACCATGACCCCATTTTTTAGATGCCACGATGGAAAGCATTTGGCAGCATTCCAGCGGCATCTTGACAATGTGTTTGTCGGGAAGACAGATAGCACTTTCAGCAGGCCAAGGAGAAGTTACAAAGATGTTCATTCAAAAGTTGAATCAGGTTCCAGAGCAATATAATAGCAGAGGTTGTACTTGGGATTCGTAAACTGTGACAGAAGTTTAGAAGACACTACCACGTCATAGGCACCAGGAATAATCTTGATATTTTCCACCTTGAAGTTGAAAGTGAACTCTTTATCAGTCTCACCAACCACAATGGCATATTCGTTGGAAGTGTCGTTCTTCTTATCACGAACCACCAGTTTGATAACACCATTCTCACCAACCGCAGAAAGGTCAGGAAGTTGATACACTGCTGCTGCCTTGACCAGTTTCTCCAGAGAAGTGCTGTCCAGTTGGAAGCAAACGTCCGATGAAGGTAGTTGAATGTCCTTATCAGGAGGAGAGATAATCACATTAGGGTCAGCAAAGAAATACTTCACACGACGCTTACCTTCTTTGATGCTCAGATGCGATTCTTCAGTAAAGTCAAGATCGGGATCTTGATGAAGACTCAAACCATTCAGAAACTGATTCAGGTCATAGATGGCAAAATCACGAGGAAAATCTTCCGTGATTTCTGCTTCTGCCAGAATGTTTTTGGCAACAGAAATCGTGCGAAGACGATTACCACTCTTCACAAGAATCGAGTTATTGATACCAGCAAAGTTCTTGAGAAGGGCAACGGTATTGTCAGAGAGTTTCATAGTTTTGTTTTGGAGTTTCATAATCAACGGAATTCGGTCAGACCATTATCTTTGCGGGAATAATGCTTATCAAAATGGAGAAGAAGCATAGCATAGTGAATAACTTTCATCAAGTCACGCTTATTGCGTCCATCTTTATCACCATAGCGACTACCATACTTAAGGATATTCG